TTTGTTTGATAATGATGAAGCAGGTATTAGATCTATGAAAAGATATAAAGAAAAATATAATTTTGATTATGTGATTTTAGATATGGAAAAAGATTTATCTGATTCTATTAAAGCACATGGTCTTACTACAACTAGAGCAGTATTATTGCCTTTATTAAAAAAATTAATATGAAAAAATTAAAAGATGAAGTTTATCAATGGAAAATTTATGATGACAAAGAAATACTTATTCCTTTTACAGATGATATGATTCCTGAAAATGCTATAGGATTTATTTATATAATAAATATGCTTAAGGATGGTGATATGGTTGGTTACATAGGTAAAAAGAATTTTTACAGTAAAAGAAAGAAAAAATTTGGTAAGAAGGCTTTAGCTCTTATGACAGATAAACGTTGTAAAAAATATGAAACTATTATAAAATTAGATTATCAAAATTATTTTAGCAGTAATAAAGAGTTAAAGGAAGCTTATAAAAAAGGTAAGTATATGAATAGAACTATTATTAAAATTTGTTTTAGTAAAGCAGAATTAACTTATCAAGAAACTAAAGCTCAATTTCAATATGAAGTTTTAGAAAAAGATAATTGGTTAAATGGAAATATATTAGGAAGATTTTATAAAGGCAAAATATGAATAAAGAAGTTTTAAAGAACTTACTAGTTATGATGCAGTCGAATGATGTAGATAATCATTATATGGCAATGCAAGCAATTATAAATCTGGGTGACCCTAATACTGTAACAGAAAATTACAAAGAAGAATTATTATTCTTATGGTTATATGGTAAATCTGAAATTAGTGATTGGGCATCTATAAATGACAATATTGCAAAATTATATGGCGATTTGATAAGTAGATACAAACCAAAAATGAAATCATATACAGCTTCTTATAAGTCAGAATTAAAACTTAAAGAAAGATGGTTAGGTCATATGATAGGAACAAATACTCGCATTAAAAAACCATGGATAGCAGAATTGATAATTGAAGAGATGATCAATGAAAAAAAGAGCATGTTCAAAGCTCTTGATTTTAAATACAAGGAAATTCAAGTAAATATAGTACAATGAATAAAGAAGATTCACTAAGTAAAACATCAAAAGATTTGATGTTAAAGGAACCCTATTATGGTTTCTTTTTGCTAATGTTGCACAAAAGTTGGAGTGACAAGCTTCCAACTGCAGGTGTATGTAAAAATGGCATCAACTTTCAATTGATGATCAATGAGAAGTTCTGGACCGATTTGTCAGAAGAACATAAACTAGGATTACTAAAACATGAATTACTTCATATTGCATTTCAGCATCTTACAACCTTCACTATGTTTAGTGATAAGAAGATGGCTAATATTGCAATGGATATGGAGATCAATCAGTATATAAATGCACATTGGTTACCTGAAGGTGGTATAGATATAAATGATTATAAGGATCTTAACTTAGACAGAAGAGCTGGTTCTAGATATTATTATGATAAACTTAAGCAAGCTAAAGAAGACAAGAAACAAAATGGTTCATCTGGATCTAAGAACATGGACAAGCTTCTTGATGGTATGGAAGAAGGTCAAGGTAAAATTACGATTGGACCAGCTAGTGGTAGAGATGGAAATAAAGAAGTTAATATACCTGATCATGAGTGGGAAGAGTTTGAGAACATGCCTGAAGCTGAGAAAAAGCTTATTGAAAAGCAAATTCAAAGAGTTCTTTCCGAAGCCCAAGAGCAAACTCTTAAGAAGAGAGGATTTGTACCAGGTGAAATATCAGGTCTTATTAAACTTGATGAAGTTATAGCACCTAAATTTAATTGGAAAGCATATATCAGAAGATTCACTGGTATATCTACTAAAATCTTTACTAGAAAAGTTAGGAGAAAAGAGAACAAAAGATACTCTGACAATCCTGGCCTTAAGGTAAAGATGAGACAAAACATGCTTGTTGGTATTGATACTTCAGGTTCTGTTTGTGATGATGAATTAAAAGAATTTATTAATGAGATACATCACTTATATAAAGCAGGTGTTGATGTTACAATTGCACAATGTGATTCTAAAATGCAATCCGTTAAAAAATATGATGGAAAGTTTGAGTTAGCAGTTGCAGGTAGAGGAGGTACAAGATTTGAACCTGTTCTAGAATTATTTAATGATAGAAAAGAGTTTACAAGTTTAATCTATTTTACAGATGGAGAAGCTTGGACAGATGTAAAACCCAGGAAGCCAGTTCTATGGGTGTTGTCAGAGAGATCTGATTTTAATGATAGCTTACCAGGAAGACAAATTAGATTAGAAATTTAAATTAAAAAAAAAAGACATGAGTAAAGTCACACAGTTAAACGTTGATGAGTTAAAAGGCTTCTTAAAGCACATGGTTACTAATAACCAGTATATTCAAAATGAAGGTAAAGTACCTGTTGCAATAAATATTGAAGGTGATGCGGGCCTTGGTAAGACTTCCGCTATTGTCCAGCTTGGTAAAGAGATGGAAATGGACGTTGTAAAGATTAATCTATCTCAGATAGAAGAATTAGGTGACCTTGTTGGTTTTCCTGTTAAAGAATTCAAGATTCAAAATAAAGAAGGTAAAAGCACTTGGATTATGGAAGCTCAAGTTGATGCTGCTATGAAGAAGGGTTACAAAGTTGTAGAGAAACGTATGGCTCATGCTGCACCTGAATGGATTCAAGGTAGAACTGAAGGTGGTTTCTTGGTTCTTGATGATTATACTCGTGCTGATCACAGATTTATGCAAGCAACTATGGAGATCTTGGACAGACAAGAATATATTTCTTGGTCTCTTCCAAAGAACTGGCATGTTATCTTGACTACTAACCCAGATAATGGTGAGTATCAAGTAACTTCTCTTGATGATGCTCAGAAGACTAGATTTATCTCTACAGAGGTAAAGTTTGATGCTAGTGTATGGGCTCGTTGGGCAGAAAAGGTTAATATTGATGGTAGATGTATTAACTTTTTGTTGATGAATCCTGAGATTGTAACACAGAAGGTTAATCCTAGAAGTATTACTACTTTCTTTAACTCTATTAGCTCTATTCAAAAGTTTGAAGATGAGTTACCACTAATTAATATGATTGGTGATGGGTCAATTGGAGAAGAGCCGTCTGCATTGTTTGCTATGTTTATCAATAACAAGTTAGATAAGATTATTAGCCCTGAACAGATTCTTACTAATGATGATTGGAACTATGTTAAAGGTTCTTTGACTAGTTGTATCGGTAAAGATGATGATTTTAGAGCAGATATTTCTAGTATTATTAGTACTAGAATTATCAACTTTGCATCTATAACAGCTGACAAAGGTTCAGTACCTCAAAAGATGATTGATAGAATTATTGAACTAGTCACTGAATGCGATTCATTTACTGATGACTTGAGATATTACATGGTTAAAGAGATCCTTAATGGTCACAAATCCAAATTCTCAAAACTAATGTTGAATCAAAAGGTGGTGGCGATGACTGTAAAGTAAATGACAGGTAAAGCAGTTTCCTGTTTTACTAAACATTAACCTAATTAATTCACAGATAGAGGAGTGTAAAAGCTCCTCTTTTTAAATTAAAAAAAATGAGTATAACAAAATTACCTTATATTACTTTAGAAGCTGATATAGAGAGAGATGAGTATAATAACTTACAAATAGGACAAACTAGAACAGCTGGTGCTCATATAGTAAATGTAGTTACTAGAAAATCCTATAGTCAAAAAGCACATGGTCTAAACTTTAACACAAGTAAATGGACACCACAAATGAAAGATAAGATTTATTTTATGAAGGGCTGTACAGTCCCAAGAGTAAAACTTAAAGATTTATCTGTAAAATATAAAATAAGAACTACTACTGACTTAAGTAAAGCAACTGTGGTTGTTGGCAGTGATAGAGCTGGACATAAACTGTTTAAATCCGAATGGATGTACATGATTCCTACAGAAGTTTTCCTTGCTACAATTGAAGCTCTAAAAGAGTTGTCTTCAGATTTTGATGAGTATTATGTAGAAATGATAGATGATACAATTTTAGGATTTGATAGAAATAAATTAGAATATATTGCATGTGATTGGAATACAGCAAAACTTTGCCAAGCTACTAATACCAATATTGGACCTTTGGGACCAGCAATTCTTAAAAAGTTAGGTGTTACTAAAGATCAGTATAAAAAATCTGATTATAGTCGTTATGCTAATACTACCATACGGACTATTAGTGATAATAATTTAGAGATCTATGAAGAAGTAAAAACTAAAAGCATTATTGAGCAAAATGCATTGCTTGAAGTTCTTAATGGTGATGATGCTGTCTTAATTGATTTAGATACATATCAAAACTTAAGAAACATGTTTAAAAGTTCTGACAGTGACAATCATGTTATGGCGATGGAGATTATGGCTAATGCTAATTATTTAGATAGTCTTTTATTTCTTGAGATGTTGTTCTTTCATCACTATAATCAAATTGATAATTCAAGAACTAAAAATCATGTTAACTTTAAGTCACTGAAAAATTATCTTGGTAGAGGTACTTATAGTGATACTCATATTGATTCTGTTTTTAAAAGTTTATTATCATTTAATAAATTAGATCAAGATGCTCTTGCATTTATTATGGAAGATCAGAAATCATACTTTAGTAATAATGGCTATTCTAACTATATAAAACCTACCGCTTATGGGATTAATCCAGAGTTCCAGCCACAATTAAATTATAAATGGGTATATAAAACTGAAACTTTTGTAGATCAAAGTACAGTAATTGAAGTTGAAGAAGAAAAGGTTGTTAAAGATACTGTAGAAGAAGTTACAGTTTCTGAACCTGTCACGGGAGAAACAGGATCCCTGCCAGATCCTGAAATTAAAGAGGTAGAAGTAGAAACAGAAGAAGAAGCTACAGAAGAAGTATTAATAGCAGAACAAAAAGAAGAAAAAAATGAAGAAGAATTCGATTGGTTCTAATGAACTACAACAATTTTACAATAACAAATTTTATTTTAGCTATAGCGGAATAAATAAGTTATTGTTTTCACCAAGTTGGTTCTACAATCATTATATTCTAAAGGAAAAAGAAGATAGTGTTGACTCTCACCTAGTACAGGGGAGGGTCATTCACTGCCTTCTTCTTAATCCTGAAGATTTTGATGATGAGTTTATTGTAGTTCCTGGTAAGATGCCAGGTGCTAGCAATAGAACAATTGTAGATGAAATTTTTAAAATACATTTGGAAAGTTTAGATGATTCACTAACTTTGGACAATTATGAGACTGCAATAGTAGATCTCTTAGAGAAAATAAACTTGCATCAAAAGCTTAAGACTGATGAAGCAAGAATCAAGAAAATCTTAATACCTGATAATATTAGTTATTTTGAGTTTCTGAAATCAAGTCAAGGTAAGACCTTATTAGATAATAAAACGCTTAGTTATTGTAAAGATTGCGTTGATTCTGTAAAAGAGAATGAGTCTATAGTACAGTTGTTACAACTTGATAGAAAAAAAGAAGATACCCATCTAGAAGTTTTTAATGAAGTTAAAGTAAAGATTGAAAATAAAATCTATACTGATGACAAATCATTTGGATTTAAGGGTATACTTGATAATGTAATTATAGATAATGATGCTAAAGTTTTATTTATCAACGATGTCAAGACTACAGGTAAGCCTTTATTAGATTTTGGTGAGTCTGTTGAATATTATAGATATTGGATGCAAGCTGCTATTTATTATCAATTAGCTTTTTATAAGTGGATTAGAGATAAAGAAGATAGCATGGAGTGGAAAATTAACTTTACATTTGTTGTTATTGATAAATATAATCAAGTGTATCCATTTCAAGTTTCAGATGAAACTATGCATAACTGGTTAAAAAACCTTAGAGATAATATCTTACCTATAATTGAATACCATTATGATAACAAAGATTTCACACTACCGTATGAATTAGCAACAGGTAACTTAAAACTTTAATAAAATATGGCAGTAAAATCAATTTATAATAAATACTTTCAAAAATCCAAGATATTTATATATCCTTTACTTGGATTTAAACGTGGTATTAAAATAGTTCCGAGTGAAACTTATCTTGCTTGGGATCCTTATTATATACCAGAGGATATGAAATTGGTGTGTTTATATCACCCAAAACAAAAAGATGATTATAAAAAGTTTGAAGAAGATGTTTTATTAAAGCATACAAGATTAATAGATGTAAAAGAAATTGATAACGATAATAAATTATTTGTTTTTGATTTCTCTGATCTAGATATAAATTGGAATCATTTGATTGAAGGTAATTATAGCAAAATTAAAAACTCTATTAAAGGTGACATATGTTCATTCTTTGACAATACGAGTGCTAATTTTGTATATATAAGAAGTTATTTGTATCCAAATAAATATTTTGAAGATTATGCAGAATGTCTTGATGTTGACATTGAAATGTTAGAAGGTGTAGGAGAATTATGTAGTAAGCCAAACATTGAAAAAGAAACATTTAGAGTAAAACAATTGGAAAAAACAGAAATAATTAATTAATTTGTAATAAAAACTAACATGAGTGAAAAAACAATGATGCTGGTTGAATCAACCTGGCAAGATACAACAACTTTTAAGATGATCCCTGTGAGCAATGATTGCCCATATGTAGAGTGTATATTTGATCCATCTTCTAAAGTATTTGTAATAATTAGTAAAGTAACTAAAACATCTTTACATATGTTACCTAAGCTTGATGAATACGGAAAAGCTGTAAGTGGTAATAAAGGAGCAAAACAAGAAAGAAAATCTATTGATACTTTTCAAGAATACTATATTGAAGATATAGAAAGTATTAATGAAATTACAAATCATTTTGCTATCAATGCAAAAAAGTTTGATACTGACAAGTTTACAAAAGCTCTTTCAAACAAACCTTCAATTGCTGCAGTGGCTGACTAATGACTAGAACTCATTGGGTAATGGACTATGAAACTTTATTAAATTGTTTCATAGCCGTATTTGAAGATATTAAATCTGAGGACCGTGAGATATTTGTGATTCATAAAGAAAGAAATGATTGTCTAGAATTTATTACATTTTTAGAGAGAAACATTTTACTTGAAGAATGGCATGTGTCTTTTAATGGTATAGGATTTGATGCTCAAGTTACAGAACACATATTAGAAAACAAAGAACAATTGCTAGAGATGTCTGGTGAAGAAGTTGCTCTGTTTATATATGCAAAAGCCCAAGATACTATTCAAAGATCAAGTGAAGGAGAGTGGGCAGTCTTTGCTCCATGGACTCTGCAAATTAAACAAGTTGATGTATTTAAACTTAATCATTGGGATAATGCAGCTAAGAGAACTAGTTTAAAGTGGGCTCAGTTTAGTATGGATTGGCAAAATATTCAAGATATGCCAATACATCATAGTACTGAAATCAAAACCCTAAAGCAGATAGATGATATAATAGAGTATTGTATTAATGATGTAGCTTCTACTAAAGCAATTATGTATCGCAGCAAGAAAGAAATTGCTTTGAGACAAGAGCTTACTAAGGAGTACAATATAGATCTATTTAGTGCATCTGAACCAAGAATTGCAAAAGAATTATTTGCAATGTTCCTGAGTAAAAAGACAGGAATAAAAAAATATGATTTGAAAAAAATGAGGACCCATAGGTCTAAGCTTATAGTTAATGATCTTTTGTTGCCTTATATTAAATTTGAGACAGCAACATTTCAAAGACTGGTAAGTAAATTTAGAGATCTAGAATTAAATCCATATGATTTAAAAGGTAGTTTTAAATACAGTGTCAGATATAAAGGAATAACTACACACTTTGGCCTTGGTGGTGTACACGGTGCACGTAAAGATATATATACATCTAATGATGAATATGTGATAATGTCAAGTGATGTTACAAGTTTCTATCCTAATCTAGCCATCAGAAATAAATGGTCACCAGCACATCTTCCTAAAGAAGATTTTTGTGATCAGTATGAATGGTTCTTTGATGAAAGAAAGAAGATACCTAAATCTGACCCTAGAAACTATGTTTATAAGATTGTACTAAATAGTACATATGGTCTTAGTAATGATGAGAACAGCTTCCTATATGATCCTGAGCTTACCATGCGTATAACTCTTAATGGCCAATTGAGCCTTATGATGTTATATGAAATGATATGTGAAAGGATTCCAAATGCAATTCCGCTAATGCAAAATACAGATGGTCTTGAAACAAGAATTCCAAGAAAATATGTAGATGAGTATATGCAAATTTGTAAAGAGTGGGAAGATATCACTAATCTACAGCTGGAACATGATACATATCAGAAGGTTATACTAGCAGATGTAAATAACTATATAGCAGTCACAGAAGGAGAAAACTTTAAAACTAAATGTAAAGGTAGATTCGTATTTGAAGATCTGCCGCTGCATAAGAATAAAAGTTTCCTATGTGTAAGAAAAGCTATGCATGATTATTTTATCTATGGTACAGACCCTGAGCAGTCTATCAAAGAGAATACAAACATCTTTGATTTCTGTGGTGGCGTTAAAGCTAAAGGTGATTGGAAATTTTTTGAAGAACACATTGTTAATGGAGAACATAAGAGAGATCCGTTACAGAAAACTGTTAGATATTACATAAGCAATAAAGGTTCCAAGACTGTCAAAGTACACAGTATAGATGGAAGAATTGCGCAAATAGAAGCAGGTAAATGGTTACAAACTATGTTTATTGATTATATAGTGAAGCCATTTGAAGAATATGATATCAATTATGATTTCTATATTAAAAAGGCCAAGAAAGAAATAGAAGCTCTTGAGCCAAAAACAAATCAATTAGAATTATTTTAATATGCCTAGAAAAATCAAAAGTTACGGAAGACAAGATCTAATAGATGTTACACTTCCAAATCATGCTGATTCGTATACTGTAATAAGCCACAAGTCTGTAATGGACTTGTCAACTGAAGCATTGAAAGATGCTGGATTTAGTATAACAGCTGAAAACTATAGAGCCACACATGATGGTAACATAGCTTCAGCTATATATACTTTGAACTTTGGAAATGATCCAGAGTTGTCAATGATGTTTGCATGGTCAAACAGTTATAATAAACAAATGAGGTTTAAATGTGGAGTTGGTGCAATCCATAATGTAAACAATACAAGTTTAGTTTGTGGAGATATGGGATCCTGGGCAAGAAAACACACAGGTTCTGCAGATACAGAAACTAAAGAAACAATAGAGCAGCAAGTAAAGCTAGCTAAAGTGTATTATGAGCAGCTATGTTCTGATAAAGAGTCTATGAAAAAGATCAATCTAGATATTAGAAAGCAGTCGCAGATACTAGGTATGCTATTTGCTGAACATGATATCTTGACTACTGAACAGGCTAGTATGATTAAGCAGCAGATGAGTAGACCAACTTATAAATGTACTGAACCAGGTACATTGTGGGAGTTTTACAACTTTGTTACTATTGCCTTACAGCAATCACATCCAAAGACTTGGATGGAGGATCAGAGAGTTCTACACTGGTTTATTAGTGACACGTTTAAATTTAACAAAATAGAAGACAGAGAAGTTAATGAAGCTGTAGTAGATATAATACCTGAGAATTCAGAAGTAGAGACCAAAGATCCCGCGCAGATAGATCTAGTAGATTCTATTGCTGAGATTGAAGCAGAGAATGCTCAAATTCTTACTGAAGATAAGTTAGTTGAAGCAAGAAAAATGTTCCAAGCTAATGATGAAGATTCTGTACAAGAACTTGTAGATGTTGAATTTGACGATGATGGTATACCTTTACCTACGTATGATGAAGATCAAATTGCAGAACGCATCAAAGAAGATGAAGCTGCAGTAGCTGAAGTATGTGATGAACCATCAATGCCCCTAGGGTCAGATGATATGAATTTATGTCCAGACATTAGTGATGCAGAAGCTGCAGATATAATCAAAGGCCAAGAAGCTGTTGATCGGCAAATGGCACAAGAAGCGGAAGCTGATAATTCAGTATCTGATGAAAATATAGATGACACTCTCAAAGGAGAACCAGATTTTAATTTAGATTTTACACCAACTGTAAAAGATGAAGAAAAAGAGGATATTCAATCAGGAGATTTTGATTTTGATTTTGCATAAACTAATATGAATAACCATAAGGGAGATAGCTTAGGCTGTCTCCCTTTTTTTTTACCTGTGCAAGTTAATAGAAATCGTAGATATTAATAAAAATAAAGTAATTGTATCTATATTTTGATCTTTAGAAGGGCCAATGTACTCCCATCCAATAGCAAACCTATCATGAGGCCAATGAAAAGATAAAGTTATTTCCCAATTCATTATATAGATGTTAAACTTTCGTAAACCCTTACTGCTTCTCTTGGACTTATATTATAACCTGGTAAACCAATCATTTTAATAAAATAAGCCCATGCTTTATTATCACCTTTTTCCCAAATACCCTGTTTTCTTTTATAAGTTTCAGTAATTTCCCAAGGCACAATTTGACCTGTAAATCTAGCAACTCTACTAACTGTTGACAGTGCAGCAGATGGTGATTTTATAGTTCTATATGCATCATTAGGATTTAAATATTGAAATGTTTCAGATCTCATTCTAATTGCTTCATATAAAACAAAGTTATATAAGTAACTATCTTTTAAATCTTCATCATCATCACCTAATCTCATTAGAACAGCTATAAGACCAACCATTGTTAAAATGGTAGCAATTTCAGATAAGAATCTTCTAATATTAGCTTTTTGTTGTGTATCATAAGTACTCCACTGTTTAGCAACATTAAGTTTATAAGTTCTTAAATCCTTTAAGAAAGTGCCAAAGAATGTTCTATAATATCCTTCTACAACATCCCAAAGTTCCTCATCAAATGCAAA